CTTGCGCTAATTCATTGTCAGCAATAGAACGCGCATTGGTTTTAGTGTTCAATCCGCCATCAAAACGTGTATATGTTTTAAACTGTTTAGGCATTATTCCTTAATCTCAAAGTGTACCAAGTCATCAAAGCGATTGTCTTTGGTCTGGGTGTCCATGTCCCAATCACCGCCCCATCTTATCTTTAACCCCATTTGACTTGCGATACCAAGTACGTAACCACCAAAGTAATGAAACCTATCCCTGTCTGTCCAGTCTACCGGATACGGCGCAACATCCACAGCAATACTCGGATTTTTATTATGCTTACCGTTAGGGTACTTAACCTTACTATTCCCCTTACGGTACGCCTCATTTTGTCTTTCTTTGCCGCGATGGCCTTCGATAATCGTACAATCATAATGCTTAACCACTTCTTCAAATAGTTTAACTAAACGCTTATCACACGTATTCAGTCTAGATTTACTTCTTTTGCTAAATCTAGGCATTACTTCTTTAGAACTTTTCCCATAACATCTTCAAAGACTTCATAGATAGCAGAAATAATTTTCTCTTCTGTATCTTCGTTGATGATTGGAATGTTTACGTTCTTGTTTAACTCATCGATAACTTTTTGCTTATTCTCTTCGTTAAACAAGTATTCCATAACCATTTTCTGTAGCATATTAGCTCCTTATTTCGTTTTTTATTTTTATTAACAAATACACTAAAGTTGCAACTGACACAGCCATTTGTAGTATCATAGGTAAGTTTGTCCACCATACTCCAACTCCTACTGCTCCATTTAAAACAGCTTTTGTTGAATCTATCATGAAACTAACTCGCCTTTCCATTGATACGTCCTTTTAGGTACGCTAAATCATCAGTTACATCATTTAACTCTTTTACAATATCTTCTCTATGTCTGGCACTTGTATCGTCTGACTTGTTCCATCTTTCAATAAGCTTAATGACAATACTTTCCACATTTTCTACCGTAGATTCTATCTTGGTCATTTCTTGTCTTATCACATCCAAGTCTTCATTTTGGGCCCTTTGGCTTTTCATAAGGTTTACTATCATCATTACAAATAGTGCTACTA